AGCAAGACCCAGGTTCGCCGCATCCCGTGATTTCAGAAAGTGGGATGCGGCGAACCTGGGTCTTGCTTGCGTTGCAGGCCAGGAAAACCATTCCGTCTGTGTATCGTGCCTTCTGCAATTCAGCCTGAGCCGCAGATGAGAAGATGCTCTCCTGGTTTACGGTGTCGATAAAGGCGCTTCTGAGGCGGGTAGGACGGCCTGAACCTTTCGGAGTCTCGGTGCCTTCCACGAAGAAGCCATTCGAGAACACGTAGCCTGTATGGAGCGAGCAACCCCGGCGCATCAGGGCGTTGCCAGTAGTGTAGTTGCGAAGTTTCTTGGAGACCTCTTTCAACTCATCGAGATCAAAGCCCTCTAGTTTATCCCCTGTAAGGTAGGACCCAAGGAGGTTCCAACCGCGATCCTCGAAATCCAACATTGCCTTAACATCAGACAAAGACTCCTTAAGGGACTCGTTATCCGACAAAACCCGGGTAAGAGCCTCGGTAATAATCGTAATCTCGTTTGAAGTATCCATATACTACCATTCTACCTTAATCGGAGTAAGCACCTTTCCGCTTCACTACATTTCGGATCGTGGCCTCCGAAAGCTCGGGGTGGAGTTTTTGGTGGATTTGTCGGATACTCTCCCCCTGACCGTACATCGCCCGAATCTTTTCCACCTCCTCCCTGGACAGTGAGGGGTGACTAGTGGGCTTACCTGCACTGTAGTCTCTTTTGGGCAATAGAGCCGGATCGTAGTCGGGGTCAAACCAGAGTTTATTGCTAAGGACCTTCACAATTAGAACGCGGGAAACACCATACCGTTGCGCCAGTTCTTCCCTGGATAAGTGGGACTCCAAGGCATGGGCTCTAATCTCGCGAACAACCTCATCTGACAGAATGGCGTTACTTCTGCGGGGCGGAGGGATGTAATTCGGGTCTACCCAGTGATTATTGCGGAGGATTCGATTTAACTGTCTAGGGGAAACTTCAAGAAAAGATCGGATCTTCTCCAGTTCGGCCCCCAGCACATACATATCCCGAGCCTTACGAACCTTACCCCAGGTAAGCGACGTATTGGCCGAACCCTCCCCGGAGAGAAGATCACGTAGTTTCTGTTTCGTGGCTTCCGCTACGGCAGAACTGTTGCCCCCGTCCCGGACATTCAAACGCGCTTGTCCTAAGCCGCGGTAATGTGCTATTAACTCGATCTCTCGTTCATTGAGCATATCGTGACCATAACACGTTTCCAGGAGGCGTATGCCCAGGCACTCGGCACCGTACTTACGAATGAAGTTCTGTACGGGTACCGTGTTGCGCCTGTTTCGATGTAAGGCATCGTAGATGTGGCCCTTGCGACGTTCTTCCAGGGAAGATACGGTCTGACCCACGTATTCAACTACTTCGGGTCGATCTACGTGATAGAGAGCGTATACGTAACCCTCTCGACCATTTTCAATAGGCTGTTCCATATACCCAGCATATCACACTACCAGTACATCGGCATTCCGGGGCCGCGAATGGACTGCGCAAAGTCGTCAATGACAGCTATTTCGGAGCGATCCATCGAGATCACCGAACCAAGGGGCATCTGGTTATAGGGGTTCCCGGTCCAGGGGCTCATGTCAGTTGCGGCCATGATTACTGCGTCAAGCCGGTCGGGGCTTCTGCCATTAAGTGCGGTCTTTAAGTCGTCTTTCGGGGTAATCTGAATAGCCCCCCGGTTGTTGAACTTGAACGTAATTGCTTGAAGCTCTTCCCGCAGGATATCGTCTTCGTAATCTAGATCAATGAACCCCTCAACCATTTGAGTTCGCAAGGAGTCGTGGCTGTAACTTCTCATGTTAGACCACTGGGAGGGGTCTGGCGAGGCTCGCCCATTGTCCCAGCCCACGAGGAGGTAGACCTTCCCCGAGAACTCGTCCATACGATCAAGCATGTCGTAAACGCCACCGCCAACACCTGTGGTGTCGATTCGAACCTCTGCGGCAAGGTTATCCTGGGCGTATTTGTGAATGCGACGTGCGGTATCTACTAGATCGGTCTTACCCCAAGTAGCAACTACCCGTACTCTGCCCCCTCGACAAGCCGCAATAACAGATTCATCTTGTCCCCAACGGGCGATGTCGGCACCGATGACAAGGGGCCTCTCGATATCCTCTTCAATAGTCGTGTCGTGTGCCTTACCGATTGCGGACATGGGGAAAAACCCGTTACCGCCGTCTTTCGGGAACTCTCCCATGACCTTTGAAAGATACCGGGGGTCATTCTCCCCCCAGATGCGCTTTTGACGCTCCACCCAATCGACCTGGGTAAGGGAGGCAAGCATCCGGGCTTCCATCTCAGGGTCGTCGGGGTAGACAACCTCGCCTGTAAAGGTCGGGAGTTGAAAGCTAGAGATGGAGAACCTGTTGAAATCCCCATCGTATTTAGGGTCTGTGAAGATCCGGTGCCACTCCGTTCCCACGTCATCGGGGTTTCCGATTAATCCTAGGCGCGCCTCTTTACCCGTGATAATTGCTTCAATGGCGGTAAAGATGTTCTTAGACAAGCCCCCGGCCTCATCAGCCCAGACATAGGTGCGTCCTGTCTGAGAGCGGACGCCCTGGAATCGGGAGACTTCGGAGCCGGTAGATGGCACGCGACCGATAACAAGAGGGATGTTACCTTCCGGGCCTTTGACTTCCCACTCCAGGCTTTCGTTGATCGTGCCTCGAAGGTCAAACCCCCGCTGTGCGGCCCTGACCTTGGCAGACTTCATGTACCTAAAGATTGTTGCCTCTAGCTGGGGAACGGAGGGTGCTGTCACGATGCTCAGCGCTTCACCTACGTCAAAAACGGAAGCCGCCCACGCGATCATGTTTGCGAACTCGTGGCTCTTGCTTGTACCGTTACTGGACTTGATAGCGGTTCGCCGGATCTTTCCGAACAGGGTCTCGTTACATATCTCGTCCATGAGATCGTAGGAGCGATAGCCCAGAACATCCGCTCGCCAAGCTACGAAATCCCTCTGGTAGAGATTCTGGAGGCGGCGATTGGTAATGTCCCCCATTGCCTGAGAGACTACGTTACCGAGATTCATTCTTCAAGGTCCCGGCGCGCCGCAGCCTTCGAGAGAGAATCGTTGAACATATCGAACAACTCGTCCTGCGAGATGCTATACCGTTCGGCTACCAGAGGCACCGTAGCGTCCACGACCTCAAACATCAGCGAGGTAAGTTCCCGGACGCGCATTTCATTCAGCGAGTTCAGACGCTCGGTGTCTTGCTTGCTCACCCGGTTCAATTCGGTAAGCACCGCCTTGGAGGCAGAGATAGCAGAGTTCAGAAGACCGGATTTGAAGTCCGCGGCAACAGTGTCGTAGTCTTCGTAGGCTTTGTCGATGATCTCTTGCAGCGTGATAACGAGCTTCTGCTTAGTCTGCTGCACCGAGATTTCGTCTACGGCCTCCAGAAGCCGGTTCTTGATCGCGAAGACTTGATCGGGTGTCAGACCTGTCTCTTCTGCTAGCGCACGGGCACTCTTTTTGCCGATACCCTTCCATATGATGCGTTCGACACGATCAGAAACCTCTAGTTCCACGGAATACCTCCTGGTACTAGTTTACCAAAGAGTAGAAACGAGTTTCCCCTAAATGGCAGAAGCCCCCAGGGAGTAATCTCTACCTGGGGGCCGCTGCGACAAGAGGGGAAGGAGGAATGCCTCTTGCTTATTCTAGTTTATCACCCCAACGCGGTTAGTTTTATCAGAACCTCGCCCTTGTAATTCTCCGCGGACTTTGAGTATCTGGAATGGGAGTAATTACCCCGCGATTCCATAGTGTCTACCGCCTCTAGGATATCCCGCACCTGTCGAAGCACACGCCATCTTTCGTTCTCCACGGCCTGATCGAGCACGTCCCGGTAGTTGACGTTGACCACCTCGTTCGGGCGGATGTGCGCTCTAATTCGCGGCTCCATTAGTTATACCCCTCCTCGATAGCAGGCTCCCTAAGCCGCGTTTTGCCCCCAAGCCGGAACACCTTGACCTCGATCAGATATTCAGTGCCGACATTCTCGTACACAAGAGAACCGTGATCCCATCCAGCAATCCCGGAAGCGGCGATTTCCTGAGAGATGTAGCGGGCGATAATACGCTCTTTGTCATCCATAGTTATACCCAAACTCGTAGACAATTTCCTCGGGACTCATAGACTTCGCGGCATTCCGAACACCGCGGTCAAACAACGCCCATAGGTCTGCGAGGTCACCGGCTTCTTGTACCACCACGCTACCAGCATTTTCCGCAAACCACTTGTAGTAGCCATTGATCTCCTTTTCGATTTCTTCTAGCGTCAATTCTCCTCCTCCACGATGTATCCTGCACGGGCAGCCATGTTTAGCAGCCACGCCGCTTCAATTTCCGCAAACCCGTCGATTCGAACGCCAACTGCGCCTTCAATGTCGTGCCCGGGATAGGAAAGCGTGTAGACCTTGCTGTAGCCTTCTGCGATCATCATTCTCCTTCTGCAATTCGAAGCAATACAAGATAGCCCAGAAGATCCAGTACCAGGTCCTCTGTCGTATCCCCGTTTGCTTGCCGTTTTAGTTTGTCGTCAATCCGCACCCGCAGTTGCTCTGTAGGGTCTGCTTTGCTGAATACCCGGATCGGGTTTAGCGCTGAGTCCCCGTACTTGCGGTTCTTTTCTAGAAGCAACTCGTACACTTCCGAAAGAACGTGGGATACGCGGGAGCCGAAGCCGTCGTCTATCTGCGAATCAGTCAATCTCGATCCACTTCCCTTCCGATTTGCCCTCCACCTTTAGGTTCTCGGGGGACATCCACTCCTGGACCCGTTGCTCAAGTGTAAG